CAGCTGTGGTTGTGACCTTTTTCTTCTTTGCTTCTGCTAAGAATGAATTAATCTCAGAGTATGATCCGAACATGTTACGGATGAACTAATGCCTGAATAATATTTATACTCAGACAGTATCCTTCTTATCCTTTTCATGTAAGCTTGAATCCTTCTCTTCCTTCTTTTTGGTCGGAACAACCCCGAAGGTAGCTAAAGTCCCAGTAAACACGCTGGCTATGAAAGTTGGATCGATATTTTTTTGAGGAATACCAGGCACCGTCACATAATTAAGAGTCAGAATTGCTGCTGACCATCCAAGAATAATAACTCGGACGATAGTCGATACACCTTCATCAGCCCATTCAAATTTATCTTCTTTGGTGTGAGGTCTGCCATGTCAGAGAATATCTCTGATTTTATTTAGATTTTTTGTTCATTTCTTTGAGCATTTTCTGCAACTCTGCAGTAGAACCAACAAACATCGCATTGTTTGTTACTGATGTTGGACCTTTCTTTTCCTCATCAATATCCTTTAATTTCTTTTGCAAGTCAAGGAGTTTATCGGTTGTATCAGCAACACTCTTAATAATCTGACCTGCAACCTCATAGGCTCTAGGAGACTGTGTTTGATCTGCTAGATCCATAATACCATTGAGAGTCTCTTGACCCTTTTCAATTAAAGAATACAAATTACCACGAGTATACTCATAATCTTTTTGTACATCCTTATTCTCACTGGGTTTTGTGACGGCAGATTCTTCAACGATTGGTTGAATATCTACTGTCTCACTAGTTGTATTGAGTGTCTCATCAATCTTATCAAAGTTCATACATCCTCCTGTCTAGTAGGACTGTAGACCTTACCGTCTGCAAAGTCCTGCACTGTCTCACTAAATCCAAAATCATCATCTGGTTCTGCGTCAATAGGATCGGGAACAACTGTATAGCGCATTTCTCTCTTAGCAACTTGCTTATCAGTGTCGCCGTAGTAATCAACCTGAACCTTGCGGATGAGACCTTCAGTGCTCTTAGCAATTGGACCAAACAGATATGTTTTAGCTTGGAATGTAAGTGTATATGTTAGAACTCTTCTAGATGAAAAATCACCCTCATATTCATCACTGAATGAAATATTTTCTAAGATAATTGGGATATCTTTTTTCTCTCCAATAGAGTCTACCAAGTCAACAGTCACATTAAATGATGGTTGGAAGAATGGTAAGATCTGTTCGATGATTTGTAGAGCATCATCATTCAACTTACACATGATATTCAATTCAAACCCAACATTATATGGAACTGGTAAGAATACTTTTTTTATCTTATCGTTATCTGATGTATCAACAGCTTTAAATGTTTTTGTTACTGATGTTTTTCTACTAGGATCATATGAAATTGAATTCATTTCAAATGACATTCTTGGCAATGTAATTGCCGTTGCCTTATTTAAATCTGCTTGCTGTAAAATCTTTGCTAAGAACTTTGATTTTGGTCCGTAAGAAAGAGGAACATTTATATCACTGATAATATTAGATCCGTCTCTATCGGTCTTTTGTACATGAATATCATTAAACAGTGTACCAAAAGCGATCACCGTTTTACGGAGGATTTCATGATAGAAATATGTTCCTAACATCAGAAGTTACCAAATGGATTTTTCTCTGTGAAGTCGAGAATGTTATCTGCCGCAATCTCAAATTCATCATTAAGAGTGAATGGACTAGTAGTGTCAATCCCAGTGTGAGACAGAATTTGATATCTGGCAGATGATGCAGTTCCTGTTATGAACTCACCAGGGAAGAATACTCCATTATTTATTGTGAGTTTTAGTTTTCTTTCAACTTCGTTCCACTCTTGTACATAAGCTTCCGTTCCAGATTGAGATCCAATGACTCTTTCGTTGAAGAAATAAGTTCCAACACCCAAAGATAGAGGATCTCCAATTGTAATCAGTGGAGCAGCTTCATATCCAGATCCAGCATTAGTCAGGAAGATTCTACTGATACCATTGCCATCTAATGTTGCAATTGCAGTTGCTTGAACCTGACCAGGTTTAGATCCTACAGTTCCTGTCGTTCCGATAGCGACAGCAGAAGGATGTTGAATAGTAATAGTGGGTGGTTGGAAATAGTTTGTACCAGCATCCGTAATACGGATTGATGTGATACCACTATTTGTCAGAGAAGATGTGGCGGCAGCACCCACACCAGGTCCACCAAAACTGAATGGTGGTGGTTCCGTGTATGCAAAACCAGGATTCTGTAGAACAAGTTGATCAACTGAATATAAACCAGATCTCTCTGTAGTGAACGCAAACGCTGTTGCTCTAGATGAAGTAACACCAGCAGGAGATTGTCCAATAATCACAGACGGAGCAGAGGTATATCCATACCCATCATCATTCAAGAAGATCTGTTGTAATGCACCTTGGCTAGCAAAGGAGTCTACAACAGCAAGTGCCGTAGAACCAATACCTGCAAGAGCTACAGTTGTGACCTCTCCTTCCTCCAGTGCTCTTTCATCAACGAAGGATACATTCGTATCGAACTGCTCGTCTTCGTAGCGGAAGAGTTCGCACTGTAATTCATAGATATAATTTTTTCCAAGCTGATAGAACGGATTCTCGTGCTCTACATGCTTGATCTCAAAAAGTCTTTCGCCCAATGGGAAGAAAATCAAATCTCCTTCTTTAGGTCTTTCACCTAGGAGGACATCTGTTCCTGCATTTTTGGCGTTGTGTGTGACAATAAAAGGTGCAATGAAATCTTCGTATCTTTCTCTAGAGATTGTCAGTGTAATTTCATTCTGTAAGTTGATACCAAATTTAGTCATGATATCACTGCCTTTAGCATATCCCTCAAAGTTGTTCAGATATGCTTCGATGATGTATGCATCATTAAATTTGGATGACTGTACTTCTCCAAGCACATCATCCGTATCAATCATTTTTCTAGGTATATAATATACATCAACTCCAAACATAGACAAATGTTCGTCAATCAGCGACTGCATCAGCCGCTGTTCATCAGGAGATCCTTGAAGAAAGAAAGGATTTAGCGCCATTATCCAATAAGATCAAGGGGTGGAATTTCGTATGTGGAAAGCATCTTGTCTTCGATCATCTGCAACTCTTGTACAGCATCCTCGTAGATTTGTCTGCCATTTAACTCAATACCTCCAGGGAGTTTAACGCCTTGGAACTTGATGAGATTTTGTCCCCACTGCCTTTTGACCTTAGATGTAAAATATCTCTTAAGGAAAGAATCATTGTAAACACCTGCATAGTTAGCAGGATCCATGATTCTTTGACAGTCAATGACTATGTATGTTCCTGCAGAGATTGCACCCCAATCAACATCTAAGTAGAGGCGATTATTTCTCTTGTTATATCTGATCTGCTTATTTGTGGAAAGTAAGAAGTCAATATCTTCAATGTATGTCTTCGTCATTGCATAACTGAGAAGACCGCTATACCCAAGGTTAAAAGCAACATCATTCAAGAACAGTTGGTATTTGAAACTGAACATGTTGTTTGCAATAAAACTAGAGTCAAAAAGGTAAAGCTTTTCAACTCCAATAATTGCATCAGGAACTACGAGGTAGTTTGAGTTTTCTTCAAAGTCTCCAGATGTTGTAGTAGAAGTAGAAATACCAAGAGTATTCGATGCGCCTCTTGCTCTGCCTCTTTTGATGTCATCTTCGGTGATCTTGTACTTTAGAAGAACTCTCTCTACACCGTCAAAATGTCTCTCTTGAAACAGTTGTAAGGAATCATCTAAAGCATCATCTACTTGCTCATCAGCTACATTGATTTCTAAAACAGGATACCCAAGTTGCCTGAGGGCATAATCCTTGAGCTCTTGTCGCGTTGTTGGTTTCGCCATGGCTAGAATGTGCCCCCATCTATCGAGTCAGACCAGATTGGAATGTTATTAGCGTCAGTTGTCAGAACATAGTTTGATGTAGTCAGGAATCCAACAGTGCTGAGACCGCTGACCAATCTGCCATCTGCCTCAAAGTAAGCAACACCGTTAGGACCGCTATAACCAATGCCATTGATTCCACTTTGATCAGATCTGTAGTAGATACCGTCACGGAATGTACCGTAACCGATTACGCTCAGATCGTCTTGGACAGTTACCTGACCAGCAGCAGAGTCGAGAACGAGTTCACCGCTATTGGTATTTATTTTCGTGCTAGAAGAACCAGCACCAATCGTAATGTCAGCAACTGTAGAGACGCCAGTGACTCTGAAGTTGTTGGTGGTAAGAATACCAGAGACATTGATATTGATCGCTCTGATGCCAGCGGAGTTGGTAACAATTCCAGTAAGAACTGTTCCATGATCAACTGTCAGAGCAGCATGGATCTCAGCATTGGTTCCGATATCTAGTGAACCAGCTTGCAGTTGACCAGTGATGCTAACACCAGCACCGATGGTTTCAAGTCTCTTATCATCGTCATAGTTCAGCTGAACCTTACCATCAGAATAGAAGTTAGCGAGGGTCTCGCCAGTATACTTCTGGAAGTCAATGGTGTT